CAGAATTTTCAGTATTTAAAATTTTACCTTCGACAATAGTTTCCGTGTTATTAATTAAGTTTTGATAAAAATCGTTAATCTTATTAGTATCATTTTCAATGAACAATTCAAGAGCTTGTGTTTGATCGTTACTTAATTTTGAAATGTTCTCATTTATTTTTTTATGTAGTACCTCAAAACTATCTTTATAATCAATCTTTGCGTTTTCTTTTTGAGTTATTTGTTTGATTAACTCAACTTTGTACTGCGCTTTTTCTTTTAAAGAAATATTTTCGTTAAAAATTAACTGGTCTAATTTAAATTCGATCGTTTTTTTATTCAAATTATGTTTAGTCTCAGTTAATTCAGTTAATTTATCAACTTCTGATTTATTAAATTGCTTCAGATAACTAATAGATTCTTCTACAAATTCTTTTGCAACATCAATATCATCAAAATTAACTTGCTTGAATAAGTCGTACACCTCATAGAATTCTTTCAGGTCTTTGTTTTCCTTTATTGTTTTAATGTAACGGTTAAATTCTTTCTTAAAAGAAGAAACATCACCATTAGCGTAAGTTTTTTCCAACTTACTTAAAATATTTTCTTTTATAACTCCAAACATGATTTTCTATTTTTAGATAAATATTTGAATTATTGGTTAAATTTAGTCTTTTAATATTTTATCTATCTCAGCGATACTTTTATTTATGGTTTCGGTAATGTTGCTACGTCTTTTATCCATGTATCTTTTAGATCTTTCAGCTAAAGTTTCTTCTGGTGCGGTTTCAGTTTCAGCTCCAGCCTCCGTTTCAGTTCCAGCTTCAGCTCCAACCTCAGCCCCCGTTTCTGGTGTTTCCAATGGTGCTGTAAAGTCGGTACCTAAACCACCTTCAGCACCACCGCCACCACCACCGATAGCGGTACTTAATTCAGCACCAGGTTCAGCTCCAGCTGCCCCAGTGGCGCCACCAGCTGTCATGTTATCTGGATTAATCTTGTAAGCTTTATAAATTTCCCTGAATAAACCAGTTTGTTTAATTGTTTCAGCCAACATTTTAATTTCTTCACCACCAGCTTTCTCAACAGCTTGTCTTTGAATATCAAGTTTGATATCTTCTTCTGACATACCGAGTATTTCTTTTTTGGCCCATGTCATCGATACCGCACCATACCCATTTCCAGCATCAGATACCGCATCGCGATATAGCTGAATTTTTTCCTTCCAGTTTTGTACTTTAAGGATGTCTGCTTGTGTTGATGGTGTCGTTAACGATAATGTGAAATTATTTAAATCATCTTCATAACCTTTAAGGTAAAGATGAATAATCGCCATCTTATTTAACTCTTGAATAAGGGCTTTTTGTATTCTATGTACCGCTCTAGCAAAACGAATATCAAGTATGGCTAAGTTTTTACCTTCACCAGTTGCCTCATCAAACCCCAAAAATGCTTTAGGTACTCTAAGAGCCGCTAACATTTTTTTCTGGATGTATTCGATGTCCGCGATTTCCGATAAGTTTTGTGCGCCAGGAAGAGTCTCAATTGGCATTGTTAATGCTGGGTCTCTTACTGGAATAAAATAGTCTTGATCGACAGCTAATGGATTATATCTAGTATCTTGTTGACCATTTTGTGAATTTACGATATTAATCCTTTTAAAATTATTTGCAATCTTGTCAACATAACCATCAACGTCTTTGTCATCCATGTTACCAACAAAGATTTTATAAACTCTTCTTTCTGGGGCTCTGGTAACACGGTAAACCAACATTGCATCTTCAGATAGTAATAATTGTTTCCAGATCCTTCTAACTTTCTCAAGCATTGATGTACCATAAGGTAATTTTCTATCATCACCTAATAATCTAAAGTGCGAAACTTCGAATGAATTAAAATCTATATTTTTATCTTTCCAATGAAACTGAATCGCATTTTCTTCTTGGTACTGATCTAAGTTTCTAACTGGAACAAAGCCAGGCTCGGTTCTTGTAATTTCAATATTTGGTAATTGTACACAACCAACAATACCTTTTTTGGGTACGATTTTGTTATATACAAAATTATCTCCGTATTTACATAAATTTCTAGCCCACGAAGTTAAGTTTGTATTGATATCCAACACATTTTCAAATAAGTCAATTAATTCATTCTTAATTCGGGTACTGTCCGAATAAATGCTTAAAATTTTACCACTTTCGTTTGAAGTTGTTGCCTCATCAGCAAAAATATCTAACGCAGCTGCTATTTCTGGTGTATACTCCATGGCTTCATAATCGAAATATGAAGCCATTCTTGTTGGCTCATAATATACAGCTTTTTGGTAAAGCTCATTGTCAATTTTTTTCCACTGATTTTGTAGATAGTAGGTTTGTTGAGCCTCTAATTTTTTTTGTTCTAATTCTTTCGCATCTAAATTAGCGAAGGATTTTGGGTCGATAATATATGCTGGATCACCACTTTGTGATCCCAACACGCGACCTAATCTTTGAAATACTGTTAATTTTTCTGCCATATCATACTACATATTCACATTCCACATAAGGTGGAAATAGGTAATCGTTTAAACTTATAACCCATTCTTTTTTTTGGACATAAGTGGTTATACTATCATTGTCAATAGAGCAATATGCTTTTTTTAACGCCCTACCACTAATTTTATCATTTACTTGTACACCAGTAATATTTTGACGCATTGCGCCAATTGAATTTATTCTCGATATAACTGTTTTTTTATTAGCCACAATGATCTATCTTTTATTAATATTACCAAAAAGCCAGGAAAAGTCACGTGTATTTTGTAAAATATTGTCATTTACTTCTCTTTTATTGTAGACTCTACCTTCATCTGGTACTGATTTTATTGTATCTTCTAATAAATAGCTACTTTTTGTTGAAGTTGTATTAATATTTGTTCTCCAACTATCCAACATAGCCTTTGTCATACTATCAGACTCTTGTAGCTTTTTAAATGATGTGTTAGCCACGAATAAACACATACCCAAAGCCATAATAAGATCATCGTGAGATCCTTTCATATGGTCTGGTTTTCCGTTTTTGTATATAAACTTCTTAAGTTCGGCTATCAATCTTTCACTTCGTATTTTAAAATCACCTCTAGATACCGCTTCCTCTAATGCGGCAACGATTTGACTTCTTCTGTTTTTTGATGCAAAATTAATTCCAGGTACCGCATCTGGTGGTGGTATATAAAAAGCATCATCGTTTAGATTATCATAATGTAGTAATGATTTTGGGTAGTTCATTTCCTTTAACTTAGATGTTGCAGCAATTCCCATACCACCAGTTATATCAAAAGTTGATAATGCATTATACATTCTACCGTAATGATCAACAAGTTGAGCCGCAATGTCAGGTGGAACCTTTCCATGATACTCTAAAACCTGTTCATATGTATCGTAGTCAATAATACACATACCAGTCGCATCTTCGGAATCACCACGAGATACATCCAACGCTAAAATATATCTATGACCTTTTTGTGGCATTTTCCAAACCCAAACATTATTATCCCATTCTCTATCTTTGAATGATGGTTCCATAACGTTGGTCTCTTCTTGTCTTCTTACCACCTCACCCTCAATAACGTTGTCACCAGAACCAATAAAAGCGCACTCCAATTCTTGGTTAATCATTCGCTTATTTAAGTTCATATCACGGCACATATTCTCATACCATGTTGAATGTGGTTTATAACCCTCTTCTATGAACTTTATAATAATATCATAATGTAAAGCAACGGCGCTTTCAATAATATGCTCGTCTTTTTCCGCTTCTGGTTTTTGAATCCAATTTATAATGTCGTTTGTTTTAATTAGACAAAGATCTTTATTAAAACGGGGATCTTGCCACCACTTTAAATGTGTTACTTTAAATTTATTAGTTCCACTTATAGCACCCTCATACGCCTCATAGTAGATTTCATCCAAACCATTTGGTGTGGATATTAAAAACGCCTTACCACCAGTACCTATCGCAGCTAAACACGCTGACCAAAGAGCTTGGCCACCCTCAATAAACGCAGCTTCGTCCAGAATCATTATTGTTGGTGTATAACCACGTAACGCATCCGTAGATGTTGCAACTGCCTTTAATTCTGACCCATTTGATAGTTTAACATGTTTTTGGGATGCTTTATCGAATGTAATGTTAGTCCAATCAGGTAATTGTTTGATAAAACCTGTTATCTTATTTAAGAATTCAACGGCAGTTTCTTGTTTGTTCGCTAGAATAAGCACCCTCTCTGGGTTATCTGAAATAGCAAAAGCTGTTTTTACCGCAGCGTATGCCGCAGTTACCGTTGATATACCAGCTTGTCTATATTTTAAAACTAAATTAAATCGATTAGTTTCGTAATTACTAATTAATAACTTTTGTTTGTCAAATAATTTAAATGGCACAAAACCCTCTTGTGTTTTATCAAAAGTTTCAAAATAACTTTCAATTGCATAAGAAGGGTCTTTAGCACATTTTGTGTACTCTAATAGTAGTTGTCTTTTATCTGTTATATTCACAAAGTATTTTCATATAAATACTTTTATTTTAGAAAATACCCAAATCGGACAAGTCGATACCGTCAGAATCCTTTTCAAATTGGTATTCGGTGATTTTATTTCTGATTTTTCTAACGATAAAATCAATCTCTTTTTTAGCTAATTCGGGTTTATTCATGACATTGTACATGAAGTCTTTAACAAACATCTCTGAATCCATTTTAAATACTTCAACAAAGATTAATTTTTTAATGTCATAATCTCTTTCATCTATAAGTGAGTGGAAATTAACCCAAAGTGTTGTACCAAAACGAATATCCCACAATTCAGCCATCACATAATCCGTTTCATCAATAGTTTCTTTATCCATGTTTTGAATACCTGGAATCGAAAAAAATGTTATTAGGGCTTTTGTAACTTCATGTAGTAGTATCGGTGCACTAATTGCTTTAGCTTCAATAACAGGTATATCACCATCAAAATTTAAACGACAATACCCCGCGTTGGCGCCACTTTCGCCACCACAAAGTTGGCTTTGTAAACTACTGTCATCTAACATAAAGTAAAACAAATCGTTTGCTATAAGCGCTCTTTGGTATGTTGGAGTGATATCTGGACATATTCGTTCAAAATCATTCTTATACATATGAAAAATATAATGTGATGCCAACGCAGCTCCTTGAGAAAAAGCGTTAATAGTCCTTTTCTTTAGTATATCAAAATCATCGGTTTGTTCGAAATCATCCTTAATTTCTTTTTCGGTATCCATTTCGTCTGGAAGTTCACACGAACCGACATCAACAATTTCCAAGTCAAATAAAACCTCATCACGATCAATATTAAATTCTTCTCGCATAATCCGTTCAACTAAGCTAACCAACTCTCTGCGTTTTGGTTTCTCTGAGCGCATTATTTCCATACCATTGGCCCCAGCGTTCATCATGACACGAATCTGGTTAATATGTTCCTTACTACCGCCAAATGTGTTGGTGTAGGAATCGACTAAACCTTTAAAACGATCCTCAATTATATCTTCTTCGTGAAGTTTTTGTGGTTCATTTTTTTTGTGATAATATGGCATTTTAGCCATAGGATGGCGTCTATTAGCGATTTTGTTTAGAATATCGTTGTTTATCAACTTAGGATATCCAGTTAGGTCGATATTCGATTGTCTTTCAGTTTTTTCCATAAAAAAGCCCTATATTTTTATTTATAGGGCAAAGATAAGCAAAAAAAATTTAATAACCAAATTTATGCCTGAGGTTTTGGTAAAACATTCGGTTTTGGGAATTTGATCTTTGACGGATCTTCTGTTGGCGTAGTTGTCGGAATGATAACTGGGGCCTCTTTTTCTTTTGTATTACTCATGTTCATTGCGGTTTAAGTATTCTAAAATTTCTTTTTTACTGATTTTTGGCGTTTCCGCCTCCGCAATAATAGTGAAGATTTTTGAATCCGCAAAATTTTCTTCAAGATTTTTTCTAATTATGTCTTGTAATGCTATATAAGCGGGTCTTAATGCGTTTTTTCCAGAATCTGGGTTATTTTTAAGCTCTTCAACCCCTTTTTTAATTAAATTTACCACATAAAATATTGAACCATCCCCACCAAACATCAATTTTTTATCCATAGTCTCTTTAAACTCCGAATCTGACATTTGTGAGATTGGTTTTATTTCCTCCTCTTTTTCTGGTTCGAAAGTTTTTTCTTTTGGGAAATCAATTTTTAATTGTGGGTCATTAATTTCTGGCTCGTTAGGTTTAGTTTCAAGTTGTTTTTTTTCAACGGGTTTAAAATAAGTCATTTTGTATTTTTTATACATCAAATGATCGATCATGTCACTAAAAAATTCGGTCTCAGATTCATAATCTTTTGATGCGTCAAAATCTTCACCCAAAACACCCATGTCTTTTAAAGATTGAAGGTGGTCACCAAATTGTTTTACAACCGCACCCATTTTTTCAACATTTTGTGAGGCTTTTTCAATGTCACCCACACTCGGTACTTCTTTATTTTCTTTTAATTTTTGTATAAAATCAGATTTCTTCATTTTCTGGAGTTTTTATCATTATAATTATTTTATCTCTACTGTATAGTTTTTCTTTCACACTCTCATAGGATTCACCAAAATGAAACACAAGTCTAACCTCATTATTGGGTGACTCTTTTTCCCAACCCATAGCTATTACGTTTTCAACGCAATCATACATTGAAAAATTATCGGAATAAATTGCCAAATCCAATTCAATATCATTTGTCTTTAGTATAGCCACAGTTTCGATGTCATCAATTGGTGGCGGTGTTAGCGTTCCACTAGCGGCTGGAGAAACGTCCCAATCATCACCAAAGTTTATTTCATTTGTTTTTGAAAATATAAACTCGTAAGTGTATTGACCTTTATAGTTTTTACTAAGTGGGTTAATATATGTGAGTACCATTATCCTTTTAATTTACTTAATACAGTGAATTTTAATTCTTCGTTATAGACATTAATTTCATCATTTCTTTCGACTTTAATGTCAACGTAATATACTTGTGGCACCAACCAGGTTGTATCGATATTAAAGGTATTCGAATTATATAGTTTGTTAACTGGTTGCCAATCAAGTATATCAATAACATTTGGCCCTTGTTTAATATACAATTTGTAATATACATTTGTTTTTACATCTTGTTGTTCAACTGTATATGGCTTTCTGAGGTGAACGTTGACACGTCTTTTTTCACCTTGATTAACCTTTTCTTCTCTTTTAATACCGCTAACTGATATCCCATATCTAATTGGTTCCGAGACATCAGAACCGAGTTGGTAGTAATCGTTGTCTTCTTTTGGCACGAAGCGTAATCTTATATCTGGTCTGTTAACACCATTAATTTTTATGTTAGACCAAACATCTTTATATTCAGTATAAGAGTCATACACCTCACTTGATGCGAAAAATTCAACGTAATAAACACCCTTTGTTTGTTGTTTAACTATAAATGGGTTTATTGTTACAACCCCATTTATTGTAAATGTTGGTAATTCATCCAAGTTAGTCAGTTTTCCGTCAATATTAACATAAAGATACAATCTATTTAATTTATTTAAAAAGAAATCAACTCTATCATCGACAATATGATCATTGTAGTGTGTTTCAATAAACGGTTCAAAAAATGTTTGTGTGTATTTTGTAAATAACCCTAAAACATACGCTCTAGAATCATCAAAAACCAAAGATTCATACGGGTCTGTGTATTTTAAACAAAAACCATTGTAACTACTTGTTACTCCCGTAGTAATACCAGTTGTTATACCTGTTGTGATTCCAGTGGTAATCCCAGTTGTTATACCTGTTGTGATTCCAGTGGTAATCCCGCTGGTAACCCCAGTTGTGATTCCAGTGGTGATGCCCGTAGTAATCCCAGTTGTTATACCTGTTGTGATTCCAGTTGTTATACCTGTTGTTGTCCCAGTAGTTATCACATCATTAACGAAATCAGTGATGTCCATTAAAACATCCTCATTACCCCTATCGAAATGTTGTAGGGCTAATCTATTACCTAATGTAACACCAGGTGTTAAAAATTCATTAACATAGGTACCATTAAACCAGTTTGACGGTTCTTCATTAAAATCGCGGTCTTGGGGTCTCGAAAATGGGCTAAGTTGGAAATCATACCCCATACCCTCATCCCAAAATTCTTTAACTGGTTTTAATTCTAAATCAAATGAAGAGGATCTATATTTATCCGTAAAAACTAGATTGTTACTATCGGATAAAAAAGGTGACACATCAAAATTTGATGTATTTTTTATTCTTAAATAATGTTTAACATCATTATTGATGATAATTTCTTTGTTTTCAACTTTCTTTTTTATCTCATCAAATGAACAGTAAAATAAAAATCTACTTACTTTATCACCAAAGTATAGCTCAGAAACCTGGTTTCTGCCTGTATTAACTAAAGAATCTTTTACTATCGTATTATTCTTGTCAAAA